CACTTCCCAACAAATAAGAAGAGAATAGACCGAGGCCCAGATATTTAAAGTTTCAGGAGAAGAATTTTTCATGGTGTTTTTGGTGGTGGTTCAGGATTACCTTGTTGTTTTATGGGTTGATAGCCGCCATTCACGACTACTTCTATGAATGCTTCACGTAACATGTTTTCAATTTCTTCATCAGAAAATCGCTTTTTTCTTGACTGGCCTTCAGGGATAATTTCTGGTTTGGGTGTTGATGGACCATCTCTATTATGGTTTCTCTGTACCGGGCTTTCATCGAGCCTTAACGATTTCTTAAGTTTTAGTGGAGGTGGACCTTTTGGCCGATTATAGTTTTCATAAGACCTTCTCTTTGGCGAAGAGTTTTGACCTATTATGATTCCTATACCAATACAAACGGCGCAGATAAAAATTAATTCCATTTACACTTCAGAGTCTTCCAGATCCTCAGATTCTTCTACCTCAACTGGTTCTTCCATTTCTTCAGGATCCTCGGAACCAACACTCATTGCGGAGGTATCAGGGGCATTATTGTAGAAATTACAATTAGAAACATTGGCCACTGGACCAGAGACACTAGCCAAATCACAAATGGCCGAAATAGCCCTGGCGTTTTCTACTACTGCATTGGCTAGTGCAACTATGGCCTGGGATTCCTCATAAGAAATCCGAGTGGACTTATCAACATGATTGCTTACATGAAAAAGGCTTTTAAGATTAGACATGATAAAATTTGTTGGACTTGCGTATAATACACTTTTTATTTGAATTTGTCAACTACCCTTGTGCCAATTTCTTGATTGTCATATACCCACTTGACTTTTTTCAGGAATGGGTCTAGGATCGGTTTGTCGGTTTGATGGATATGTTCTAGTATTAATTAATACTTAATAATTATCAGATAACTCTAGTGACTACTTCGTAGATGTTTCCTTCAGAAACATAAAACTAAAACTTGTTTAATCCGTAGGATTGTTCTCCGAAGGAGAACTATTTAATAACTGTTCTAGTTTATTTCGCATAATATTCACATTAGAAACATATCCTTGTTTTTTAGATAATTTCTCTTCATAAGGATCCACATAACCAATCATATTCTTTTTAGCAATAAACTTCAGATGATAATTGATAATATCTTTATCCTTACATTCACTTAAAGTAATAATATTATTTCTATTAACAATAAACATATCATCTGATGCAGTCTTTAACCAGGGTTCAATTTTATAACCATAATCACTATTTATTGTTTTAATTTCACTGATAATAACCGGTTCATAAAGCATCAGGAAATCTTTCTCTGGTAGGACAATAGCGAAAATCTCTTCTCCAGTCGTTAGCTTGATTGTAGCAGGAAATTCCATCTTTGTCAAGTCTCTTCCACCTATTTAGGGGGTTGACAAAATCCGGTTTTGGTGCTACAATCTCACTAAATACCAATTAAGGAAAAAATATGATCACTACATCAACAATAAAGAGTTCTTGGATGCCCTGGTCCAGTATAAAATAGACTGTAAAAGAGCAGCCGAGAATAATGAGAAGAGACCACAAATCCCAAGATACATAGGAGAATGCTTTCTTCATATCGCAACAAGATTTGGTTATCAGGGAAATTATGCAAATTATTCCTTTAAAGAAGACCTGATTTCTGATGCAGTAGAAAATATGTCTAGGTACATTCTAAATTTTGATCCAGAAAAATCAACCAACCCCTTTGCCTACTTTACACAGATCACTTATTATGCTTATTTGAGGCGAATTAAAATTGAGAAGAAAGAATCCGAGAAAAAGTCAATGATTATTGAAAGACTGAATTTTAGTGAAGTCATGTTTGATGATGGGGAATGCACTGATAATTATTCAGATTATTCTTCTATTCGTGATAATGTTTATTTGAGGAATCGCATCCAATGAGACTACAAAGTGAAGAGAGACAGTCTAAAATAAAAGAAGATAAAAGAAAAGTGATGATTGAAAAACTGTTTACTAAATTGGAATCTTCTGAGGACAGGGCGTTATTGTTGCTCCTGGTTCAGTCTTATAAGGATGAGATCGCATTAATAAATAAAATCGATTAATTATTATACCAATTAAAACAAATGAATATAGTATATAAAGTAACATATTTACCACATTTAAAAAATCAAACCCCACCTTATTATTATGTCGGGTCAAAATATGATTATAATGGAAATTATTTCGGATCTCTTTCTTCCATACAAGAAGAATGGTACACTGAAGGACTCACTATTTGTGACTGGTGGAAGAAACAAATAAAAGAAAACAAAGATAATTTTCTTTTTGAAATAATATTCCAATATGATGAAATTACTCCAGTTCAATTAGTTGAAGAAGAAAAAAAATATCAATTAGAACTTGATGTTAAAAATAGTAATGAATATTTCAATAAGTCTATTGCCACTACTGGATGGGTGTCAGCCCCACGAACAGAAGAATCTAAAGAAAAAATAAGAAGAATTACTAAAGAATATTGGGATTCTGGTAGTGAAGAATCTATAAAAAGAAGAAAAGAATTAAGTGAAAGAAATGAGAGAGTAAAGTCTAAAGAAATGAAAGAAAAGTGGAAAAATCCTACTGATAAGATGAAGAAAAATCTTGAGCGACTTATTAATACGCCAAATTCTAAAAAAAGAAAACCAAAATGTCAAAGATCTGGCCAAAAAGTTTTTTGCTGTGGTGTAATATATGAAAACGCTGTTGAGGCAAGTAAAGTGTTTGGCATTACTCCTACTAGCATAAGACGAAGATGTAAATCAGAAAATTATGAAGATTTTTATTATATAAAGTAAAATTATGAAAATATGTTTCATAACAGACCAGCACATTGGCTGTCGCAAAAACTCCAAATTACTCCATGATTATTTTAAACTCTTTTATGACAATGTGTTTTTTCCGACATTAGAACGGTTGGGAATTACTACTATCATTGATATGGGTGATACTTTTGATAAACGTAGGGACATTGATTTTTTAGCACTTTCATGGGCAAAAGAAAACTATTACGATAAACTCCATAAGATGAACATTAAAGTTCATACTATTGTGGGCAACCATACAGCTTATTTCAAAAATACCAATAAAATAAATTCAGTGGATCTGCTTTTAAGTGGATATGATAATGTAACGGTTTACTCAGATCCAACTGAGGTCAATGTAGAAGGATTAGATATTCTCTTTATTCCTTGGATAAACACCGAGAATGAGGAATCGGTCTATAAGGCCGTCAGAGGCTCCTCTGCGCGGCTTGCAGTGGCCCATCTGGAGCTAAATGGATTCGTGGCCCACAGAGGACATGTTATGGAAGATTCAAGAGATCCCGATCCATTCTTTAAATTTGAAAAGGTCTTCTCTGGTCACTATCACACCAGATCTGATAATGGAAAAATCTTTTATCTAGGTAATCCTTATGAGATCTACTTTAATGATGTTGACGACGTAAGGGGATTTACTATTTTTGATACTGAGACCTTAGAGCACGAACATGTTAATAATCCTTACAAGTTGCATTATCAAATTGTTTATGATGAGGACAAGATCTTTATTCCAAAGGACCTAGAAGGAAAACTAGTAAGAGTAATTGTAAGAAACAAGAAGGACGTAAGAAAGTTTGAAAAGTTTATTGAAAAAATAAATGATCAGGGTCCTTATGAAATGAAGGTAGTCGAAAATCTTGAATTCTCTACTATCGGATCTTTAGAAAATATTGAAAGTGAAGATACCATGAGCATTTTACATTCCTATATTGATGAGACGGACGTTACATTGGATAAAACCAAGGTAAAAAATATAATTAACGACATTTATAAGTCCGCATTGGATATGGTCTGATGTTTGTTATTACATTAGCAAGTGGTAATGAAAAAGGGGCCTTTTCGGTTATTAATGAAATGGGCGAAAAGGTTATTTTGTTTTTTGAGGACAGAGATGATGCGGAACGATACGTATTAATGCTTAATGAGATGGGCATTGATGAATTGAATATCGTAGAGCACGATGAAGAGATGTTAATAAAAACCTGTAAATTAGTCGGGTTTAAGTATTGTAAAGTTAGTAGTCATGATTTTGTAATTCCACCAGGATACCCAGATGATAGTTTTTAAAAAAGCCAGGGCCAAGAATTTTCTTTCGATTGGCAATAATTTTCTTGAGTATGATTTAAATATTGATAATATGACCCTTTATAAGGGTCGGAATTCTATGGGTAAATCTATTTTATCCAGTATTTTGGCCTTTGCGCTTTTTAAAAAGCCCTATAGACAGGTCAATATTCCTCAACTGGTCAATAACATCAACAAAAAGGACTGTATTGTTGAACTAGAATTCCAGATTAACAAGACCGAATGGAAAGTTGTAAGAGGTCTAGCCCCGGCGGTATTTGAGATTTATAAAAACGGCGAACTGCTTGATCAACATTCATCAGTAATTGAGCAGCAAAAATGGTTTGAGCAAAATGTCCTAAGGATGAACTTTAAGACGTTTACCCAGATTATTGTTCTTGGCACCGCAAACTTTATTCCTTTTATGCAATTAAGTCCTTCCGACAGAAGAGAAGTGATAGAAGAACTTCTTGATATCAAAGTGTTCTCTTCAATGAACGTGTTGGTTAAAGACAACATAAAAAGCCTTAAGGATAACATCAGGCTACTTCGGGTCAAAGAAGTTGGCCTTGAAGAAAAGATAGAGCTTCAACAAGAATTCATTGAACAAATTAAACAAAAAGACTCTGCAAACCTTCAAGATAAAAAGGACAAGATCAAGAAATATCAAGAGTTTATTACTGAACTTTATAATGAAAACAAGGCCCATACAGATGAGGTTAATTCTCTTAACGAGGAATTGAAACAATACCTAAAGGCCTCTACCCAATTGAAGAAGATGGGTTCTATAAAAGGCAAACTGACCCAGAAGTTGGAATCCTTAAAGGAAAACCATGCATTTTTTGAGCACAATGACGTTTGCCCTACTTGTTCCCAAGACATTTCTTCTGAGGTCAAAGAGCAAAAGTTAAAGGAATCTGAAGAAAAGATTGAAGAGGTGTCTAAGGGTTATTCAGATCTTATTCAGACCATAAAGGCCGAACAAAAGAAAGAAAAGAAATTCCTGGAATTATCAAACAAGATTTCTGTACTAAATCAAAAGATTTCTGAAAACCAGGCGACCATGAATCAATACACTAAATTGGTTGTCGAGATCCAGGGTGAAATTAAGTCTATGAGTAAGGTTGATGATCTTCAAGAAGAAAATGCAAAGTTAGAATATTTTTATGAAGAACTCCATAAGATAAAGAACGAGATTATTGGTAATATAGACCAGTCTCAGTATTATGATTTTGTTAGTAACTTGTTAAAAGATGGTGGTGTCAAGACGGTTATTATTAATAAATATCTTCCTTTGATCAATCAGAAGGTTAATGAATACCTGAGGATGATGGACCTGTACATTAATTTTACCTTGGACGGAGAGTTTAATGAGACAATCCTGACAAATACTTTTGAGAACTTTACTTATGGTAACTTCTCAGAAGGTCAAAAGCAGAGGATCAATCTGGCCCTTACTTTTGCCCTTATGTCGGTTGCCGCAATGAAGAATTCGGTTAATACGAATTTATTGATTCTTGATGAGATTCTTGATGGGTCAATGGATTCTGAAGGAATTTCCTTGTTTTTGAATATCATCAGACAAGAGATGAAGGATAAGAATATCTTTATGATTTCACATAGGGATAACTTGGACAGTAAGTTCGATGTCGTGGTTAATTTTGAGAAGAAAGGACATTTTACGTTTAAAACTAGAATTAGCTAAATACTTAATATTTTTAATAATTTAAAAATGGATTTTACCGTACTATCCCAATTAAACGAAGCCTATCGTCATGGTGTTTATACCGAAGAAACCCTTTCTGAAGAAGAACTAGTTAGTATTGAAGAATGGGTCGAGGTCCTTATCGAAGAAGGTTACGACCTTGATCAATATTCGGATGAAGAACTTTATTTGGCTTATTTGGAAACTCTTTCTGAGGCAAAAGCTGATGAAGGTCTAACTCCTCTTCAGAAAATTAGAAAAAGAAATAAAGAAGGAAATTTAGTAATGCCCGTTGGTGATCAAACTAGTGAACGTAGATCGTATCATAAAGCCGGAAGGGGAGAGAAAAAAGAAAGAGGTGATAAATATGATGTTGGATCTACTGTAGGAAAAGATACATGGGCCAGAGAAGCCGAAGTTAAAAAGCGTTATGGTTCTCATTATGATGAAACTGGAAGAAGTGAAGGAAATGTAAGAGCAATTAAAAGTCAAAAAAAAGTTGGTGGCCCTAAAGGCCTTCCAGAAGAACTAGACCTCTACGACATCGTTTCCGAGTATCTTGTGTCAGAAGGTTTCTGTGATTCTTATGAGGACGCAGACGTTATTATGGCCAATATGAGTGAGGAGTGGCGGGAGAGTATTATGGAAGAGGTTCTTGATGAAGCAACTATTTTATCTGTAACTTC